AGAGAAGGTTTAAAAAAATATATGAAAAATTATTTGCCTCACATGGATGACGTAGAAATAGAAGAATTCATCAAAGGTAATCCAGAAATAGCTGGCATGTCTGGAGAACTAGTTAGATTAGGAAGTGGTAGAGATTATGCTGGTAAGTTAGAGATGATGAAAAAACTAAAAGACAGCAAAAAATTAGATGACTTAGAAGTTACAGAAGAAATGATTCGTAAACCAAACGCATCTGGTGGTCTTGCAAAACTATTAGGAGAGTAATGGAAAAATACGATTTAGAATCTATTCTAGATAAGTACGACGACGATTATCAAAAAGTCGCCGAAGTTCCAAGATCCGAGATGGATAATTTCAACACCCCGGACCTTGAACAAGCACCTGACTCTTATCTTAAACCTGGTGAAACACTAGAAGACTTTGATGTAACATTTAGAAGACCCAATGCTGATGGTGGAAGAATACCGTTTGCTAAAGCAAAGTCAGTGCAGAAAAAACCAGAACCTGCAAAGTATATTACAGGAAACGAATTGTTTGAAACTTTACCCATATCTAAAAAAGATTATTTTCGTTTAAAATACAAAGGTGGAAGTTTATTAACTGATACCATAGATAATTTATTAAAACCAAAAAAAATAACAGTACCAGGACGACCAGATGAAGTTGGTTTTAAAAAACCAACAAAAGAACAAATAGAAACATTTCAAAAAATATCTTCTAGAAAAGGACGGCTAAAACCTGACACAGTAGAATTAATGTTAGAGTTTGATAAAAAATTTAGTAATGCGTATACAAAAGGCAATCTACCAGATTTAAAAACTGTTCAAAAATTTTTTCCTGATGTAACTCCAACCACTGCAGGTAATGTAACTGTTAGATTATCACAATGGTATAATGGAACAGATTTTTTAAACCCTGAATTACAAAAAATAAAAAGAAATAAAACAAAAGCAAAAAATATTCAAAAAGCTTCAAGCACAACTAGATATGGAAATTTTTATTCAGATCAAGCATACAAAGTTGCATTAGACACAATTGATGAAACAATAGGAAGACAAGTAGGGTCTTTTAAAGCATTTAAAGATAATATTAAAACTGCACTAAAAGATGCAGGACTTCCAATCTACAGTAAAAATAGTCCTTTTGGTTTTAATTTAAATGAAATGGCTGGAGTAACAGGTGCATCAAGAACTAAGACAGCTGCTTTTTCTGATTTTGTAGATATAGCTGAAGGTAATTTTAATCAAAAACAATTATCTAGATTTCAAAAAGACTTTGCAGAATTAAGAGAAAAATTAGATAACTTAAATCTTTCAAAGAATCCACAAAACCAAGCAAAAGCAAAATCTTTAATAGATGATTTTAAAAAAGTAACAAAATATTATGAAGGACAAACAGGATCAACATTACCTAAAATTGGTTTAGGAACAGCAGAAAAATATTATTCTCCAGAAAGATTAGAAAGTATATCAAAACCTAAAAAAGTTGGAGAGACTGGTAAAAAACTGTTTAGAGATATTCCAGGTACAGATTTAATTAAAGCATCTAAAAATGCAGGTTACACTGTTATCGTTCCAGAAAATTATAGAACTGTCGGAGAAATTATGGAAACCGGCGGAAGAGGAGAAATAAGAAAAAATGTAGAAAATACGTTAGAAGGCATGAAAAAATTTTTTAACGAATACGATGAAAAGAAAATGTTTAAAAAATTACAAAATGCATCACCTGATGTCCTTAAAAAAATGATGAAAGTAATTCCTAAAGTTGTATCTTTAGAAGATGATTTTTTAAATGCATATGGTTATCCATTAACCGCAGGTCTTGAGTCAAACATAGGTGTTCAACCTATAAAAGAAGAAGGAAACTTTATTACAAGAAATCCTTATACATCCGCTGCTACAACAATAGGAGCCATGTTACCTTTTAAAAAAGGCAGGCAATTATTAGGTAAAGGAATTAACCTTGGTTTTGGTCCAACAGGTATTTTAGGTATTAATGCTTATTTAGGTATAGATCCAACAAGTGGTGTGGATAGAACTGTTGCAGCTACCGAGGCTGCTCTTTTACCACAAGCAGTAAAAGGTGCATTGTCGGTTACAGATAAAATTAAAAACCCATTACTTAAAAAAGGATTAGAAACATTAGCCGGAGTTAGAATACCTGGAATAATGACACCAGCAAATGCATTAAGACTTGCACGATTTACATCACCATTAGGCATTGCATCATTAGGACTAGAAGGACTTTACCAAATTGCTAAATTAGGATATGAAGATCAACAGAGATTTAACGCACTATCTCCTGAAGAACAAGCAGCCGAAAGAGCTGAACAGGAAGCTTTTGCACAAAGTATAGAAGGAGCATAATGATTAAAAATAAAAAAACACAAACTAAAAAAACAACTAACACACAAAAAATAGCAAATGTTTATAATAACCCTGCATTTAAATGGTGGTCAGTGCCACCTAAAAAAGGGCCACTATCACAAGGGTTGAAATTACCACCAAAACAAGTTAAGAAAGTCTAGGAGAACAAAATGGCAGAAATAGATAAAGGTCTCCCTAACGTAAAACGTCCTGACGAAGAAGTTGCAGAGGAAATTGACGTTACGGAAATTGAAGAAACACCCAAAGGACCAGTAGAAATAACTGAAGACGAAGAAGGAGCAACAATTGATTTTGATCCTATGGCAATGCAAATGCCACAAGAAGGAGTAGATCATTTTGCAAACTTAAACGAATTACTTCCTGAAGAAGATACTGACATGATCGGTAATCAATTACAAAACGATTACATGGAATATAAAATGTCTCGTAAAGAATGGGAACAAGCTTATTCAACTGGTTTAGATTTATTAGGATTCAAATACACAAATAGAACAGAACCTTTTCAAGGAGCTTCAGGTGCAACACACCCAGTTCTTGCAGAAGCGGTTACACAGTTTCAAGCTTTAGCTTACAAAGAATTATTGCCTGCAGACGGACCAGTCAGAACAATGGTAATGGGTAAATCTGATCCGCAAAAAGAAATGCAAGCGCAAAGAGTTAAGAATTTTATGAACTATCAATTGATGGATGAAATGAAAGAGTATGAACCTGATTTTGATCAGATGTTATTTTATCTACCTCTTGCAGGTTCTACATTTAAAAAAGTTTATTACGACGATTTATTGGGACGAGCTGTTTCTAAGTTTGTTCCAGCGGATGACCTTGTTGTTCCGTATACGGCTACCTCATTAGACGATGCGGAATCAGTCATTCACGTTGTCAAGATGTCAGAAAACGATTTAAGAAAACAGATGGTATCTGGATTCTATTCTGACATCGAATTGACAAAACCAACAGGCACTGTAACCAACGAACTCGAAGAAAAAGAAAGAGAAGTTGAAGGTGTCACAAAATCCCAAAGAGTAGATCCTTTGTATACAATTCTAGAATGCCACGTTAATCTAGACTTAGAAGGATTCGAAGATGTTGGCCCTGACGGAATGCCAACGGGAATAAAATTGCCTTACATCGTTACAATCGAAGAAGGCAG